TGGGCCGGACACCCGTTCGAGCTTTCCGATTGGCAGATGTTTGTGATTTGGTCAATCTTCGGTTGGGTGCAAAAGTCGGATGGCATGCGACGCTACCGCAAAGCGTATATCAGCGTCGCGAGGAAGAACGGCAAGTCAACACTCGTGGCCGGTATCGGCTTGCTGACGATGCACCTCGACAAGGAAGAGGGTGCGCAAATCTTCATCGGTGCCACGAAGCGGGAGCAGGCGAGCATCATCCACCATGAAGCGGAGAAGATGACGCGGGCCTCCCCGAGCTTGTCGCGGGTGACGAAGATCCACAAGTTGAATATGAGCGTTGCGGCGACCAATTCATTCATGCGTCCGGTATCGTCCGACAAACCATACGACGGGTTGAACCCGCATTGCGTGCTGCTCGATGAGCTTCACGCCTGGACGGAACAACACCGGAAGTTTTTCGAGACGATCACGTCCGGTAGTGCGTCGCGACGTCAGCCGCTATTCGTCTGGGCCACTACTGCCGGTGACGACAAATCGTATATTTGGCTCGAAGAGGACAAGCACGCTACCGAGGTGGCTACTGGTATCGTTCAGGACGATCGGCTATTCGCATACGTGGCGACGATCGATGAGAAGGATGATATCTTCGACGAACAAGTCTGGGAGAAGGCGAACCCGAATCTAGGAATCTCGGTCAAGCTGGACTACCTGCGATCACAGGCTGCGGAAGCAAAGGCCAAGATCGGCTATCGCCGGGCGTTCACGCGGTATCACTGCAACCGCAAGGTGTCGGCTGTCGCTTCGCCGATCACGTTGGAATTGTGGTCGGCTACTCATCGCGAGTTGTCGGACGTGGCGAAGGCGGACGCGATTGGAATTGGGATCGACCTTGGAGGGCGTAAGGACTTGGCCGCGTGGGCGTCGTGTTGCCGATACGAATACAAAGATGATTCCGGCAAGGCAGCGTATCGATACGAGCTACGCTGTAAGTCGTTCATCGCGTCAAACACAAATCGAGACGTGACCGTCCAGCCGTGGCAACGGTGGCTATATGAGGGAAAGCTGACGTCGATTGAATCGCCTATCGTCGCGATCAAAGAACAGGTGATTGACTGGACCTATACCAACGGCTGCAATCAATGTGCGTTCGATCCGCACAACGCCAGGCAGTTAGGTGACGAGTTGGTGCAATCGGGTGTGCCAGCGGTTGCGATGCCTCAAAGCCACGGACACTATAACGAGCCGCTGAAAGAATTTCTGGCCGCGTTGGAATCGGGTAGGATCGTGTCGGATATCACGGACGAAGTGCTGACGTGGGCGGCATGCAATTTGACGATCGACACGAATCAGAAAGACGAGAGCATGCCGGACCGGGGAGCCGCGAAAGATAAGATCGATCCGATCGTGGCCTGCCTGATGGCGTTTCGTGCGGCGTATTTCTGCCCGACGAGTAGCACGAGTTATTACGAGACCAACGGCCTGGAGGTTGGATGATGGATGACAGATTGACAACCGAGGTCGTGACTGGCGTATATCTGATGGGTGCGCCGCGTGAGCGTCGGATGTACTTGGAGAATCCGAATCTACCGCTGAACTCTCCCGAGATCTGGGAGGAAGTTTTTGGAGACATGATTGGGACGGATTCGGGAATCACGGTCAACGAAGATAAGGCGCTGATGTACGCGCCGGTATGGCAAGCGGTCACGTTGATTGCGTCGTCGGTAGCCTGTCTACCGTTTCACCACTTTCGACGGCTGCCTGACATCAGTGAGACCGCGAGCGAACGGCTGACGTCAACGCAAGATTACCTCGTGAGCGTTTCACCGAGCGGTGGAGTTGAACCGGACGATTATTGTACCGCTGTTCAATTCTGGGAGTCGTTCATGGTCGATGCGTTGCTGTGGGGTAACGCTTATGCTCTTGTGGTGTACGACGGGGCCGGGCGCCCGATCCAATTGCGGCTGCTGAATCCAGATCGCACGAACGCGGAAATGATTAACGGGCGGCTATGGTACGTGACTGAGTACAACGTCGATGGGACGCCGAAACTCAAGGCTCTCTATCCGTGGGAAGTGGTACACGTCAAGGGCGTGTGTCCGTACGGCAATCAGGCTCCGAGGTTCATTAAGTACGCCCGCAATTCGATTGCCCTTGGACTGGCGCAACAGAAGTTCGCTGCGTCGTTCTTTCGTCACGGAGGGCGAGTTGGCGGCATCCTGGAGCTACCGGCCGGGATGCCGAAGATGGCGAGAGACACGATTGAGGAGGGATTCCGCCGAACGTACGAAGATCCTGATAGGCCGTTCCAGACAGTCATCCTCCGGGAGTCGGCGAAGTTCCACGCGGCGCAAACGTCACCGCATGACGCACAGATGGTAGATGCGTCGGAAGGCCAAGTGCGTATGATCGCTCGTTGGTTCGGGTTGGCTCCAGCAATGCTCGGCGTTCCTGGATCTGCATCCTACAATTCCAAGGAACAAGACAACCAATCGTTTCTCGACCATTGCCTCAAGCGGTGGTTAAGGAAGATCGAGGCGGAATGCGGGATCAAGCTTCTGTCAGCGGCGCGGCAACAAAGCGAATTCTTCGCCCATGACGTGTCGGATCTGGTATCACTAGACGCCGCGAAGCAGGCGCAGGCCCACCAGATTTATCGACAGATGGGCGTATTGTCAGCGAACGAAATTCGTGGCAAGCTCAACTTGTTGCCGCGCGAAGGCGGCGACGATTACGGGAACCCTGCGACCACGCCAGGCACTCCACCCGATGCGGCGGAACCGGCATCCGAACAGGAACCGGCAAAGGCGGCTGACGGTAACGTAGAGGATGCGAAAGAGGCTGTTGTCGAAGGCAACGCGAAGCAAGTTGGATGGAAAGAGCAACGCGTATTGTTTCATCTGACGCACGTCGCGCGGCAGAAGGCCAAGAACGCAAGGGCGTTTGAGGAGTGGGTTGACGGCGGCTTTGCGACGCATCGGGCCGAGTGGCGGGAATTATCGCCTGGAATACCTGAACCAGAATTTTTTCATTTGATCGGGGCCGAATTGCAAACCGTGCTAAATACCGTGACGCCTGCGGAACTTCCCGCGAAGGTGCTCGCGATTACGACTACCTACGAACAGGGGGTAACAGATGGAACGCAGATCGACTAATGGCGATGTGTCGGTGGAAACGCGGGCGGATGGCGGCAGTAAGATCGTCGGTTATGCGGCGGTGTTCTTCCGGTCGGACGACCCTGGAAGCGAGTACCGCATGGCCCCCGATCTAGTGGAGCGGATTTCCCCGAAGGCTTTCGACGCCGCTCTAAGTGGTGGCGAGGACGTGCGGGCGCTATACAACCACGATCCGAGTCAGTTGCTTGGACGATCGAAGGCCGGGACGTTGCGGTTATCCACCGATCAACGCGGGTTGAAATACGAGATTGACATTGCAGACACGACGACCGGCAAGGACGTTGCCGCCTCCATCGCGAGAGGGGACTTATCGGGATCGTCCTTTGGCTTTATCGTCAAGTCTCAGAAGTTCGACAGATCGAAGGATGGCGATATTCGTACGCTGGAATCCGTGTCGCTTCTCGATGTGGGGCCGGTAACGTATCCGGCCTACGAAGGAACCAGCACGGCTCTACGTTCCGGCGAGTGCCAGGACGCGATTGAGGCACGCAAGGCATGGTCAACGGAACGTGACGCGGTGGAAGTGCGGACGCGGCTATTGACTTTGGAGAATGATTTGATTTAGTATTCGCTTAGCAAATCAAGGCCGGGCGGTCGAGCCATTGCGGCGGTCACCAGCAGCCTATCACGAAACTGTCACGTTTCGCCGATAGGCTGTTTCTGTTTAGAGGCATCTATCGGCACCACACAAGGAACCGATAGATGGCATCGCTTAAAGAGATTCAGGAACGGAAGAACGGCAAGGCTGCGGAGATCAAGGTATTAGGCGACAAGATCGCCGAGTGGACTCCGGAGAATCGGCAACAGTGGACGGCGCTCAATGCCGAGTACGACGCGATCAAGGCCGAACTTGATACCGAACTGGAATCGCAGCGGAACGCGGAAGCGGTGCAAGCGAGGTTGGCTGCGATCGAAGCGGAAAACCGCAACGCTCGCAACGACGGGCGAGTCGGCGTCGATGCCGCCGAACGACGGGCCGACAATCCAGAAAACGCGATGGCCTCCCGCGTGGACGCGAGAGCGCTGGCCTTGCACGCCTGGTTGCGGTCAGGCTCCGAACTCGGCATTACCCGTGAGCATCGCTCGGCATGTGCGTCGCTCGGAATTAACCCGAATGCCCGAGAAATCGCGATTACGTCAGACGTATCGTATGGCGAACGCGCCTGGTCGGCTTATAACGGCCGTCAGATGACTCGCGAGATTCGTGCTGGACTCGACGTCACGAATTCCGGAAAGGGCATCACGACGATTCCCGAAGGATTCGTGTACGAGTTAGAGCGGCAACTACTGGCATATTCCAGCGTCCGAAATGTGGCACGCATTGTAGGGACGGCTACTGGATATCCGTTACCGTGGCCGACTGTCAACGACACCAGCAACACGGGCGAACTGTTGGCGGAAGCTACCTCGTTTGGAACGTCGGTCGATCCGACATTCGCGGCCGTCACGTTCGGAGCGTTTAAACTCAGCTCGAAGCCGGTGTTCGTGTCTCAGGAATTGATCGAGGATTCGGCGTTCAATCTGTCGTCGGAAATCGCGTCGATGCTCGGTGAGCGATTGGGCCGCATCGAAGCAACGTACACAACCACCGGCGCTGGGTCGGGCGACCCAAAGGGCGTTGTGACGTGTGCCGGAACGGGCGTCACGTCAGGCTCGGCAACGGTAATTACCGCTGACGAAATCATTAACCTTATCCACTCGCTAGACCCGGCTTACCGGTCAATGGGCAGCGTCGGATTTATGATGCATGACACTGCATTGTCGTACGTTCGCAAACTAAAGGACTCGCTTGGTGCGTACTTGTGGGTTCCTGGAATGCAAGCAGGAGTTGCGGATCGACTGCTCGGATATCAGGTCAGCATCAACCAGAGCATGGAACCGCTCGTCAACAACTTGCCGGTGACCGCGAAGAAGCACATTCTCTTTGGAGCGTACGAAAAGTTCATCATCCGCGATGTCGCGCAGATGCGGTTCTATCGGTTGGACGAACGGTATCGTGATACCGATCAGACGGCGTTCATCGCGTTTAAGCGAATGGACTGCGACACGATCCAAGCGGCTGCGCTCAAGGTGTTGCTCCAGGCGTAAGCATGATCGTCAAACTGAAAACATGTCTACAGTGGCATGGCCGAGTATACAACGACGGCGATGAAATCGATCTGCCCGATAACATCGCCAGTCGTTATATCGCGACCAACCAAGCGGACGCGATACCGGCACCGACTCCGCCTGTTATCGAAACGGCGGCAACCAGAACACAACCACCACGGGGGAGAAAAGATAATGTCAGGACTCAGGCAACCAGGTAGAGGCCGCGAGGCCGTAACGGTGACTGGAAACGTCACGTTGACGAATCACGATGTTGGCAAGACGTTCCTTGTCACGGCGGCGTCAGTCGTCACGATGCCGAATCCGGGAACGTGCCTGCCGGGTGACGACATCCTCATCATCCAGACGAGCGACAACGATCTGACCGTTTCACTCGACGAGAAGATTCTGACGAAGAACAACGCGGCTGCCGATTCGGTCGCGTACTCGACATCATCCGAGAAGATCGGCGGGGCCTTCCTGTGCGTCTGCACTGGCACGAAGTGGGCCGCGTTGCCGCTCGCAGAAGAAGCGCAAACAATCACCGTCACCACTGACTGATAAGGAGCATCCACGATGCCAGGCGCACTTTCTCCCGACGTGTTTTTGCGTGCCGACGATGGTACGCTGCGGCAGACTGACGGCACGACAACGGCGGCCGTCAACGGCTGGCTCGGTGGCGTGGTATACGCCAATACCGCCGCGTCTGCCGCGCATACAAACACGGTCACAGAAGCTCTGTTCGACAAGCAGTATTCGATTCCCGCGAATACGCTGGTGGCCGGGTCAGTGGTCAAGATCCGCTTCCAGGGTATTGCGACGTCGACAAATTCCACCGATACGCTGACGATCAAACTGTACATCGGTGGTCTGACGGGCACGGCGTTGTTGACCGGCACGGCAACCGACGTGGCGAATGACAACATCTTCTGCGGTGAGTTCACGCTTGTCGTGCGGACGGCTGGCGCGTCTGGAACGTGCGTAGGATTCGGTTCTCACGCGACCGTGCCAGCCGCAGCTGGAACGGCCAGTCCGGTATTCGGAATTCTCGCATCGACCACGATTGACACGACAGCGGCACAGGTTGTCGGCGTCGGTGCGGATTGGTCGGTTGCGAATGCCGGTAATTCGGCGCGGTTGGATGTGATGCTCGTTGAGATTTTCTAATGGCGACGCTATACGGGTTGGCAAATTCGACGGCTGCGACTTCCGAACCGGTGACGGTTGAGGAGGCGCGTAAGCAAGTCGAATTGCCAGCGGCGTATACCGCGCATGACGCCCACCTATCGCGGCTCATTGTGGCCGCGAGACAGCGGGCGGAACTGGTTACTGGTCGAGCGTTGATAACCTCGACATGGGATCTGTACTTGGATATGTGGCCGGATTACGGATCGTGCTCAATACTACTTCCAAAACCGCCGTTGCAATCGGTGACGTCGATCACGTACGTGGATGGTAACGGGGCCACGCAGACGTGGAGTTCCGCGAACTACGTTGTTTCAACGTCGCGGGAACCGGGCCGAGTAGCACTGGCATACGGTGCATCGTATCCATCGATCCGGTATCAACCGGACTCAATCCGCGTGCGGTACGTGGCAGGGTATGGCGTGGCGAGTGCGGTGCCCCAGGCGATCAAGGCGGCGATTCTGCTACTCGTGGCTCATTGGTTCGGCAATCGCGAGGACGCTGTGATTGGGACGATATCGAGCGAGTTGCCCACGGCCTCACGTGCGTTGCTCGAACAGTACACGGTGGGTGATGAGTTTGTGGCGTACGGTGGTTTGGAATCGGGTGTGATCTGATGGCTGGATTCGGCGCATATCGCGACGCGGTGGACATCGACCAGGAAACGTCGGTGCCGGGTGAACCGGTGCCGGACTATTCCGGGGCACCGCTATACGCGGATGTGCCTTGCGATATTCGGGTGATCAGCGGTGACGAAACGTATCGAGGGCGGCAACTGGAAGCACACATTAACGCGGTGGTCGAGATGCACGCCCTTCCGGGGATACTGCCGAGTATGCGATTGAGCGTGACGGCGGGCCATATGGTTGGGCGGACGTTGAACATTCAGCATGTTCGGCCGGTGGATTTGGAACGCGGACGGTTGCCGAAAGTGGAACTGTACTGCCGAGAAGTGGCAAGCGTGTGACATGGCCAACAGCGTCAGAATGTCGATCACGTACGACCTGCGGGGAGGTTGGGAGATTGATAAGACGCTGGCCGAACTGCCGATGAAAATGCGGAAGCGGGCGTTGCGATCGGCACTGACGAAGGCAGGAAACCTGATTAAAAAGAGGGCGCGGCAACTGGTGCCACGTTCGAAGGGGGCCGCGAAGTCATACCGTAAGTCGAGAGGAAAGAAACCTCTGTACCAAACGATCGGCACGAAGATCAGGACATATCCGAAATCGAATGGCGGCGACGTATTCCTGTCGGTGATTGGACCGGAGTATCCAGCGGGGGCACATGGGCATTTGGTTGAGTTCGGGCATGAGATCGTCGGACACAAGCCGAAGCAGGTGAAGACCGGGAGACGGTCGCGAGAAATCCCGTTCATGCAACCAGCATTCGAAGACATGAAAGGTCAGGTTCAGCGGGAGTTGGAAACGAAAGTCAGGGAGTTTGTGAACCGCAACCACGCGAAGAACAATGGCTGATTTCTGCGATGAGTTCGTGACGCATTTGAAAACCAAGGCAACCGTTATTGCGTTGGTCGGCTCGGGATCGTCGGCACGGATGTATCCTGATGACCTGAAGCAGGGGGCAACACTTCCGGCGTTGACATACGGGGAGATTGGCGGAGACTTCGAGCGCCACTTGCGGGGGCCGATTGGATTACGGAAAGCGGTTGTCGAGGTGTACGCATACGGGGCCACGCGGGCGGCTGCCAACGAACTGGCCGAAGCGGTGAGGGTGGCGATTACCGGAACGGACCAACGCGGGAACTACGGATCAACGCACGTCGCGGAAGTGACCGTCAGCTACGCAAGAGTTACAGGGATTGACGAGCCGCAGGACGCGAGCGATACGAAGCGATACTGGACACGTTACGTGTATGACATTTGGCACGCGCAATCAACATAAGGTGAGACATGGCTAACCTGACAATCACTGTCGCGAATATGGTTCCGGCATCGGACGCACAATACGAGACGGCCTACCTGGCTGGTGGCACGCTGACGCGCGGCATGTCGATCTATCTGGACGCTGCAACCAGCACTTGGAAGGCGGCGGATTGCGATTTGTCGGCAGCGGGTGCCGGGTCGGCTGGCATTGCAATCTGCATGAGCGATTGCGTATCCGGGCAGCCATGCGTTGCACAAACTGGCGGGTCGCTCGCCTTCGGGGCGATCCTGACAGCAGGAACCGTCTACGTTGTGTCGGCGACTGCCGGACTGATCTGTCCGATTGCCGATCTGACTACAAACGGTCGTGTAACAATTCTCGGCGTCGCGTCCACAACGAGCAACCTGGTCATGCGTCGCTGGGCGACCGGCATTCAACTGGCATAATAAGGAGCCACACCAATGGCAGTAGATACAGGACATGGAGCATCAGTCACATTCGGCACGACGGGCGGAACGTGGCTTGTTCGTCGCATCAGCGGGCCGGAATTGACCACGCCGATTGTCGATAAGACCTACCTGGCAACCAGCACGCGGCGGGCGTATATGCCGGGTGACCTGCAAGAGGTAGGGCCGGTTACGCTGGAGATACTGTTCCAGGGCGCGCAAGGATTACCGGCACAGGGCACGGTTGAGACGATCACGATCACGCATCCCACGGCGAGCGGCAATAGCTCGCCCGCCAATCTGGCTGGAACCGGATTCATTCGTCGCACGAAGTATCCCGACTTCCAGACGAACGAATTGCAGATTGGCGAAATCGAATTCCAGCACGATGGAACAACCTTCACCTACACGGCGGCGAGCTGATGATTACTGTCACATTGAAAGATCATATCGGGCGTCAAGAGGTTGCGGGCCTTGGGTTCATTGACGTCGTTCACGATCAGTGGATAGTGTCGGCTACGAATTCCGAGAACGGGCAAACGATGTTCATAGGCTACTGCGCCAAGCGACAGGGCGGGCCATTCCTGCCGTGCGTGCCATACGTCGAACTGCCCCCATCGGTGCAAGAGGAAATCCGCAGGGGCGTAAATGCGGCCTGCGGTGAGAATCGTCCTTTGGGAATTGTGCCGCTGTCTCCCAAGGCGATCGAGGAATACGAGCGACAACTTGACGGCGACGAAGATGAAGAAGAGGGAAATGAGTGAGCATCACAAGAGCGGAACTGTTGGGGAAAGCGTCGCGGCGATTCAAGGATGTGCATTTGCCGACTGGCGGAACTGCACGTCTGCGGAATCTATCGACATCGGAGATGCGGAGCCTGCGTGGATCGCTGCTGAGCAAAGATGGGAAGTTGATCCAATCGCGTGCGGATCGGATTCAGCAATTGCTTGTGGCGTGGTGCCTGGTTGACGATGCGGGCAATCGTATCCTGACTGACGACGACGCTACCGGCAACGCGATGGATGATATCGACGGGGCGGTGGTCGCCTGCCTGTTCGCCGAGGCGAAGGCGTGGTCTGGATTCGGTTCGGATTCGGACTGGTCTGCAATTGAGGACGCGGCAAAAAACTCAAACGCAACCACCGCGAGCGGCTCCTCCACCGCGTAGCCGAGCGACTGGGCTTTGCGTCGGTGGCGGCGATGGTTGACGAAATCGAGCCGCACGAATTGGACAAGTGGCTGGCACTAGCGGCCCTCGACGGATGGGGCGAAGAAAGACAACTAGCCGCTATGATCTGCGCGACAATCCACAATTCGGCATTGCGTATCGTTCAGTCGATTCCAGCCTGCGGGCGTCCGGTTGACCGCGATGAGGTCAAGACCGAGACGGACTTTCTGCCGAAGTTCGCGCGGCCGATCAAGACGAAGCAGCCGGACGAACGAGCCAATAACGCCGAGCCGCTGGACGCCTGGATGCGTCGGATAACGGGGGTGAGGTGATGGCGGGAAACGTCGGCACACTGGCGGCGATGGTCACGGCGGACACGTCTGGATTCGTGTCTGGAATGACATCCGTTCGCAAGGAATTGGCGAACACAACTGCCGGTGTTGGTAAGGCTGGCGGCATGTTCGGAGGACTCGTTCCGGTTATCGATCCGGTGGGGTTGGCGATCCAAGGTATAGGCAAGGCAATCAACCTGATTGAAAGCGGCATCACCGCTGTAGCCGATTCCGTCGGGGCATCATTCGACAGAATTCAAGAGATCGGCAACACGGCACAATCGTTGTCGATGACGACCGAGGCTTTCCAAACGCTTGCCATTGCAGCCGATCAGGCGGACGTGGAAATCGAAACCCTGAAGAAGGGTATCTTCGAAATGGAAAAGAGCCTCGCCGCAGGAGGCTCATCTGAAAAGGTGCTCGGTGCAATCGGCCTGTCGCTCAAGGAACTAAAAGGCCTGTCTCCAGAAAAACAATTTGAAAAGATCGCCGACGCGTTACAAGACGTGACCGATCAAGATACCCGCGTGGCTGCAATCGCGGATTTGTTCGGAAAATCAGGAATCGAACTGAAGCGGCTATTCGACGGCGGCGGCGAAGCGATCGAGGACGCACGAAAGCAACTGGAGCGAATGGGCGGCGGCGTCAGTGCGTTGGACGTGGAACGAATCGGCAAATGGGATTCTGCATGGAAGGAATTACAAGGGACTATACAAGGGATCTGGAACGATTTGACTGTCGATTTGTCGCCAGTGATTACAAGGTTGATTAATGAGACCACGGCGTTTTTACAGTCATCGGAAGTGAAAGAATATCTTGCGATGGCGTTCGACAATATCGCAATTGCGGCCGACCTAGCAATTGACGCTATAGGTCCGCTCATGGAAATGATGAAGCGGTTTCTACAGTTGCTTGTTGATTTTCATGGGATCGCAATGGATATCGCAAACATTGTGACCGGCAG